CACGTCCCGGTGTTGGTAAGTCTGTATTTGCTGACAATGTGTCTCTCCACAATGCTCGTAACGGTATTCCAGTGCTAATGTTGGATACTGAGATGAGTAAAGAAGATCATATGAACAGGCTGGCCGCTCATATTAGTGGTGTACCTATTAACGAGATTGCGACTGGGCAGTTCTCAGTAAATGAGGAAAAGTACCTCGCCGTCAAAGCGGCATTCGAAGAAATCAAGTCTTTGCCGTACACCTACGTTGGTGTTGCTGGTGCTCCATTTGAGACCATTGTGAATACTATCAAACGCTGGATTCTACGAGAGGTTGGACAGGATGAGGAGGGTCGTACTAACGACTGCTTGGTGGTATACGATTATCTCAAACTCATGTCTTCCTCTGGTATTTCCAATAATATGCAAGAATATCAGGCACTAGGGTTTCAGATTACTACTCTACACAACCTCTCTGTTAAGTATGATTTCGCCTGTCTATCATTTATTCAGTTGAACCGTGACGGCATCACTAGGGAAGACACGTCGGTGGCGGCTGGGTCAGATCGCATCATCTGGCTTTGCACCTCATTTGCTATCTTTAAGCCAAAGGCCCAAGAGGAAATAGCCGAAGATGGTCCTCAGGGCGGAACCCACAAGGCTGTCGTTAAGAAAGCTAGACACGGTGGTGGATTGGTGGACGGCAACTACATCAACTTCAGCATGGACGGTGCTCACGCTAGAATCACAGAAATCAGTACTAGAGATGAGGCTAGAACTAACCCCAATGGTGCTCTAGAGGGTGCCAATCAACCTATTGAGGAAGACGATGAATAATGGACTAGGAAGATCAAGTACGTTTCCTGAGAGATAAAAAGGAGGGAGAATTGATGACTAGAACAGCACTGGTTGTCACGACACTTGTAATCACCCTTGGGTTATATGACCTGTACGCGGTCGCCATAGGTGGGGTAGAGTTGAGTGTCAGTCGGTTTATGCAGAATTCGGCTTTTGAGGCACCTTTTGTAACCTTTACAGTTGGGTTTATTTGCGGACATATTTTTGGCTACATGCCACCACAGACGAGGGGGAAAGATGAACGAAACATTAATAGATGACGTACTTGGGGGTGCGATTAACGTAGACCACAAAGGCACTAAGAGATGGAGGTATGTGGCTGATGGTCTAGTACAATATATGGCTCAGGATGAGTTTGCGGACTTTTTCAACGACGTAATAAACAAAGTACAAGAAGCGGCAAATAGTTGGAGAGATGAATGTCAATCTACGCAATAGCCGCTGCCTCATTCCTATGCCTGATTTGTGCTGAGATAACTTCCGACATGGTGATTATCCACACGCTTTAACGTGGTTTTCCTACGCACTAGCAAATACAGGGTTGCTCTGGTATGAATACAACAAACACGTCGGATAAGAGATTAAACCTAGAGAAGGTCAAGGATATTATCTTCGACGATGTTTACAAGTTGTTAGATAACTTCAACTTAAAGTATGATCAGGATGGCGACAACATCTTCATGTGCTGCCCTATCCACGAAGGCAGCGACAACCGTAACGGATGCTCAATCTCTCCCAAGTTCAAGGTTTGGAAGTGTTGGACTCGTGGGTGTCACGATCATTATGGTAGTGATATCTTTGGCTTTATTAAGGGTCTTCTGGACACAGACTCTTTTGGTGATGTTCTGAGGGTTATTTCTCAGATCTATAACATAAATGATGCTCAGGGTTTTGAGTCTAAGCAGGTTAGGTTCCACCACCTTACCAATTTGAACAAGATCTTCAATAAGCCCTCTCAGACCCTCACAGAGAGCACGTTCGATAAAGTTAGCACTTGCGGTCGCTCACCCTATTTCGAGGCTCGTGGGTTCAAGCCAGAGACCCTCAAGGTGTTTGGAGTGGAAGACTGTGACGACAAACGTTCGCCCATGAAGTCTCGCTCCATAATCCCTATCTATTTCAAGAGAAAACAGATGGGATACATCGCCAGATCCACAGAGCAGTGGTTACAGCCTAAGTACTTGTTTTCAAGTGGTCTTAGGAAGACTGACTATTGCTATAACTGGGACCGTGCTATTGAGCGTGCGTTGGAAACCCGAACCCTTTTCATTGTAGAGGGTCAGGGTGACGTATGGAAAATGTTTGAGGCTGGCGTTGTAAATTGCGTCGGGCTGTTTGGCAAGTCGGTATCAGAGCAGCAGAAGAGGCTGTTGCTGACCAGCGGGATTACCAATCTCGTAATCCTCACAGATAACGACTCAGCGGGCAGAGAAGGTAAGATCAAGATCAAGAGAGATTTCGGTCGTTTATTCACACTCACCTTTCCGCAGATGCACTCCAAAGACTTGGGGAACTTATTTGTGGAGAACATTCAAGACAACATTCTATCAGGACTAAGGGGATTGTATTAATGAAGGTTATTGGTATCTCAGGTAGGAAGCAGGCTGGTAAGAACACAACTGCTAATATCCTCAATGGTCTGGTTCTCCAGAAATATGGGTTGGCAGAAGATTGGAATATTGGGGCTGAGGGAGACCTTAACGTTCTAACCCACGACACCTTCGGAAATTTGGGGTGGGGCGGTTTTGACATTACCCGCAAGGACAGGGAATTCGTAGAGTACGCAGAGTTGAATCTGTGGCCCTATGTGAAGCTGTACAGTTTCGCTGATAGTCTCAAGCAAATGTGTGTTGAGCTATTTGAGATTCCTCATGGATGCGTTTGGGGAACTGACGACCAGAAGAATACTCTTCAGGAGCATCTTCTTTGGGAGAATATGCTGGGGGTTATCGTGCCTCAGGAGGCTAATTTTCTGTTTAATGAAACGTCTGGTGGTTACAACTGCGTTGACATGTTAACTCCTAGTGTTACTGATGAGGAGTTTATCAAGCGTAAGTTCGAAGGTATACTATCGTTTGACGATGGGTTATTTTTAATTCACAAACCCGGCCCAATGACCGCCAGAGAATTCATGCAGTTCCTCGGAACTGACGTGATGCGTAAGATGTACGGTCCTATTTGGATCAACTCCTGTATTAAGAGAATTCAACAAGAACAATCAGAACTTGCCATCATTGCGGATATCCGTTTCCCCAATGAGGCAGAAGCAATAACAAAAATCGGTGGAGACCTGTGGAGGTTGAACCGAGTCCCCTTTAGCGACGACAAGCACTCAAGCGAAACGGCGTTAGATGATTACCCATTCAAGACCGTTATTGACAACGCTGACAAGAGTGTTGATCACCTTGTTGAGTCAGTCAAGCAATTATTTAGGAGATAATCTTGATCGTTACGTACATCAGGTCGAGCAGCTATACCAACTTTGACTACTGCCAAATGCAGTATTTCATCACTTACAACCTAGGCTGGCCGTCTAAGAGTAATAAGCGTGCCGACATGGGGACGATGGCCCACAAGGTTATGGAGATCCTTTCTGGGCTGAAGAAATTCCAACAGGACAAACCCAAGAACAAGTTTCTGGTAGTTGAAGATGATGCCTGCGGTAAAGTAAAAATTGATAAGAACAGATTGCTCACCGACGATCTTTTGGATGAGTTGTGTGAGTTAAGTTTTGAGTGTTATAAGTTAAAGATGACGGATCATAAGTGGTACCCGAGAGACCTGAAAGAAGTAAAGCGTTCCGTCTACATGTTCATTAGGCAGAACGGCGGTCAGTTCGACCCACGCCTCCGCAACATCCATCATCCTGAGCCTCACTTTGATATTCCTATTGAAGAAGACTGGGCAAAGTTTGAGTATGAGATTGATGGTAAAATGGTGAAGGGTCAGCTTGCTATCAAGGGCACCATTGACCTTGTGACTCTGGTTAATGACGAAACCATCGAGGTTATTGACTGGAAGACCGGGCGACGTATGAACTGGGCTACTGGGGAAGAAAAAGACTTCAAAAAGTTAAGTAGTGACCCTCAGTTGTTGCTCTACTTCTATGCTATCTCCAAGTTGTACCCAGACTATCTGAATCGGATCATGAGCATCTTCTTCTGCAAGGATACCGAGGGAGAAATGGACCCAAAACCCTTCAGTATGTGCTTCGATAAGAGCGATGAGGAGCGATTTCTGGGGATGCTCAAGAAGAGATTCGAGGAAATCAAGAAAAACACTAGTCCTAAGCTAATGGACCCCAGTCGTAGGTCTTTCAAATGTACGAGAATGTGCCACTATTGTAAGACTAATTGGGAGGGAACTGATGAAAATATGTGTCTATTTATAGAGAAACACATAAAAGAACACGGAATGGAAGAGACCGTCAAGAAATGTACCAGACCCGGATTTGACATAGGTTTTTACGAAAGTCCCGGATAGAATCTAATAAGTGTAAGACGGACTTTCTACAAAAAGAACGGTCGGACACCAATTCCTATAAGGTGATTATTAATGAATGATTTGTCCAAGTGTCAATGCTCTAGTCCGGGTTGGTGTAAGGTCTTTAAAAAAGAGATGGGTGTAATACCGCCTAACTGGAAGTGGTGCCAAGATACATCTCAAGCAGAGAGGGAAAAATATCTACGACCATCTAAGAGTAGGGGTGTGCTTAGTTTGAGTACGTCGGAACATAGAGTTAGCACTATTGATTTTTATGATGATATTCCAGAACCCAAAAGTACATTAGCTATATGCGTCATTCCAGCTAACGAGGCAGCTAGGAAACTACTCAGAGTAACACGTCAGAGAATCAAAGAATACGCACAAGAATGCGGTGCAGATTACATAGAGCTAACTGGAGATCAACATCCAGATTGGCCTATGGCTAACAAGTATAGAGTAAGACAAGTAACTTCTATATACGAAAAAACATTGTATTTAGATTGTGATATACTTGTATCTGATAAAGCACCAAATATCTTTGAGATAACACCAGATGATAAAATATCTGGCTTTGATGAATATCGCATCTGGTCGCAAAAAGATTACAGTTGGATTGAACGAGAGCAGGACATAATAATAAGAAAGACTCTAACAGACAAGCAGGCAGAAAAATTTTTAGATAATGGTAGAACAATTTACCCCAAGGTAATGATTAATGGGGGCGTTTTGGTTATACCAAAGTCTTGTGCAAAATACTACCAACAGCCCACAGATACATATCCTAAGCAGTGGTGCTTTGACCAGAATTATTTGACCCTTTTAGTTTATGGCGAAGATGTTTTTAACCCACTTGACTTCAAGTGGAACTGTCTATTCACTTGTGAAGATGGTTTCTGGTACAATTCCTCAGAGGCTTATTTTATACATGTAAATTCTTTGAGGGACCAAGAAACTAGAGAGGCCGTTCTGTCACAAATATCTTTAGGGGATTTTTGTCCAATAGAGCCTCAAAGGTATGAAAACTCTTACCAAAATATAGAGCCGATCTGGCAACCAAGCGATTTAAATAATCTAAAGTCGAACACTTTTAAATCAAACAAAATAGGTCTAATTCAAGGTGAAATAGCCCCCGGAGGTGCCCTTACGTGGATGAAACTTTTTGCACAATGTTTTAGTGATGATATTACTGGTATAGTACCACTGGCGAACCCTCCCCAGTTCCATAACCTTGAAACGGGTATGACGACTGGTTATTCTGAAGAAGAAATGGAAGAAGTTTATGTAAAATCTGATATTATCATCTATTGGGCATACTATTTAAATGAATCATTGCCAATGTTCATGAGAGATAATCCACTCAATAAGAAGATAATATACGTATCTCACTCTGGATTTAGACATAACCGACTGCACGATATATTAATTGATATTCTCAAACCAGACGTTAGTGTGTTTGTGGACAAGACTGTTGCAAAACATTATAACGGTATATGTATACCTCCACCAGTATTCTTCGATAAAGAATTAAAAAGAAGGCCGGTCCCAAAAAATATCCTGTGGCATCATAGGATAGAGAAATATAAGGGTGTCCAAGTCCTTGCCGATATTATTAACTGTTTACCAGATTTTAATTTCCATATAGCTGGTAGTTGGTTAGAGCAATACTTCGATCAAGAAGCAAGAGATTTGGTCAACCATAGGATTTTAAGTGACAGTATACAAAATGTGTTCTATTACGGGCACGTAGAAGATGTTTCACAATTATTCAAAACGTGCTCTTTATCTTTATCTACATCTTATGACGAATCTTTCGGTTTATCCGTAGCGGAAGGTATTGCACATGGTATACCAACAGTTTCTCACCCCGTTGGCGTAGGTATGTTTTCTGACTCCATTGTAAGATATAAATCTCACGCAACAGAGTGGGCCAAAGCGATAAGGTCGTGCGAGGAGACAACAAAAGAAGCAAAAAATAGAGACTACATTCGAGAAAATTTTTCTATTGAAAATTTCAAAGTAGAGTGGAACAAGATATTATGATTGTGAATATTGCTATGCCAGTACACAATACGAATGTTCTTTGGTTAAAAGAGGCGATCCAGAGTATTCAAAGCCAAACTTATAAACATTGGAAACTTATTATTGTAGATGATTGCAGTATCAACTTAGAGACAATTAAATTTCTTGAATCAATTGTTAGTCAAAATATTCAACTGGTCAGGACGGAGCAAAACCTTGGGTGTGACTCAGCTAGACTTTTTGCGAAAAAATTTTTAGACAAAGATTGTGAGTTTCTGGTGTTTATGGATGGCGACGATATAATGACGCCCAACAGAATAGAGAAACAGATTGCTTTCTTAGACACAAATAAAGACATAGGAATAGTAGGAGGTCAAATACAAAGGTTTGTTGATCGAACATCACCATTCATTGATATGAACGCTCCGGATTGTGAAGGGGTTACTTCACATCCCTACAATGTAAACCAGTACATTTTATCCAAATCGTGGGTTATAAACAACCCCTCAACGGCCATGAGACGCTCTGTCGTAGATGAGTTTGACGCCGGTTTGATAAGAAAAATTCAAGACGAGTCAGGTCTCGATAGGAATGTGTACGGCGATTTAATTTTCTACAGTATCAACGCAATGAGAGGTGTTCAGATTAGGAATTTATCAGATATCATTGTCTTTTATCGTGTCAGTGAACATAACCTTTCGGGAAAAGTTTGGTATGGAGACCAAGAAAAACACAAGCAATTACGAAAAAAAATGTTGGAGTACTATGTTAGTAAATAGAGACAAAAAGATGATTTTTATACGCATTCCAAAAACTGCGTGTACGTCAATTCATTGGGCTTTGATGGAATCTAATCAGGGGTGGGATAGTATAAGAAAACCAGACGAATCTTGGCATCAGAACAGTAGATCACTACCTGACGAATTTAATGATTATGAATTGATTGCTGTGTCAAGAAATCCTTGGGAAAGAATGTTATCCCTGTTTTGTTTTTATATACAAAGGACGTGGAAGATTATAGACAGCCCGTCGTCTGTGGAAGAACTAAGTAATAAAGATGGGATCCGCAAATGGGCTAACGATTTAAACATAGAGGTAATAACCAAGGGGTTTCATAAATTTTTAAAGGATTACAAAGATACTTCCACTGAACCATGTATGTATTGGGTTAACGAGCGTCACCCCGGAGGGGTAGTGTGGTTCAAAT